AGTCCTCTGGGATGCGCCGCGCGAGCTCGCAGCGACCGCTCGCCACATCGCCACCCAGGGCGTCTTCGAGCAGATGGGCACAGGGCACGCTATGCATTGCAGACCTCGTATCGCTCGCGGCAATGGGCGAGACACACGGCCTTGGCCTGGTCCGCCTCCTCGTAGACCCCGAGCAGCTCGGGGAAGGGGATATCCCGCCGTCCTGGCTCCAGCGGCCAGCCGTTCCAGGCGCTGAAGCGCGGGGCCAGCTCCCCGGTCTCCAGGATGAGCCCCACGGAGCGCGACACCGCATAGGGCGACTGGGCCTCTCCGGCGGCATCGGCCAGCCGGCGATAGAGCCGGACGGACCACGACGATTGGCGTCTCCAGGCCACCTGCATCGCCCGTCACGCCCCCGCGAACAGCGCCCGCTCGGCCGCCCGGCGCTTCACCAGCCCGGGCAGGACCCGCAGCGGACGGCCCGCCTTGGTCCAGCGCCCGAACTGGCCCGCGGCCCCGCGCATGTCCCCGGCCTGCACCAGGCGCCACAGGGTGGAGCCGCGCAGCGCCCCCCACCCGAGGTTGAAGGCGAAGGAGGTCAGGGCCCCGAACTGCCCATCGGTCAGGGGCACTTGGGCGGCCGCGGCGATCTTGTCCGCCACCTCCTGGGCGTCCTCGGCCAGCAGCTCCTCGGCCGTCGCGCGGTCGATGCGCATCCCGAGACGCAGCGGCTGGCCGCCCACCGGGCCGGTGTGTCCATAGCCGATGGTGGCCACCCCCACCGCATCCCGGTAGGCCGCCAGGCGCAGCCCCTCCCATTGGCGGATCAGGGCCAGGGCGGGTTCCGGTACCGGTCGTGCACTCATTAGTAGATCCCCTGACCGGAGAGTCCGGCCGTCGCGTCGTTGGCCACCCGGCGGAAGTCGTACTTCTGGGCCCGGCTGGTGGCCAGCACCCACAGCATGTACAGGCAGGTGAGCGCCTCATAGTGGTGGCCAGGCTGGGGGTCCGGCCAGGTCTCCAGCTCGCTCGCGAGCTGGGCGCAGGAGGGGTGCAGGCGGATGCTGGGCGCGATGGGGTCCGTGAGGAAGGGCTCCAGCGACTCGATGCGCACCTGGGGGCTGTCGACCGCGGTGACCCCGATCAGCGGCAGCGGCGTGCCCTGGGCCTGGCCGTAGGCGATCGAGGTGCGGCGCATGTCCTCATAGGCATTGTTGTTCTCGAAGGCGATTGCGGCCGCGCGGAATTCCCGCTGTCCGCGCACCAGGTCGGCGCGCAGCTTCGAGGGCGCCCGGCGGCGCACGTCGTCGCGGCGCACATGGAGCGTCAGGCTCGCCGGGTCCCATGCGCCCCACAGGATGCCAGAGGGGTCGCGACTGCCCATGGAGGGGTCCACGGCGCCGTACCACACCCAGTGCGGGCCGGCCTGGCCCGTCCAATGGGACCAACTGCCGAAGACGCGGTCCTCGGTATTGCCCTCGCCCTGCATCTCGGTGGCAAAGGCCCGGGCGGCGCGCACCCGCATCCGCATCAGGGCATAGAGGTCCCGCACGCCCGGCCACGACACCCGAGCGCCCTTGTCCATGGCCTTCTTGTGAACGCGATAGAAGCGGGCGGAGGGCAGATCGGCCAGGTCGAGCTTGTCGCCGCGGGCCGCGGCCGCCTCATCCGCGGGCCGATCCGCGTCGCGCATCAGCACCTCGCATTGCCCCCAGAGGTCCATGCGCTCCGGCTCGCGCTCCAAGGCCCGGAAGTGGTGCACCAGGTGCCCGGGGGTCTTTTTGGCCCGGCTGATCGGATCGTCAGGATTCAGCACAGTCCCGACGCCGAGGGTCTTGAGGGTCCCGTCGGGGGGGCCTAAGTACTCCAGCGCCCGGGTGACCCAGGTCCAGCGGTTATCGCGCTCGGCGGGGCTCTTGGCCTCGGCATCGGTGATCAGATCGTCGGGGATCAGGAGCTTCGGGCGGCTTGCCCCCACCGCCGTCCCGCGCACGGCCTGCTCCGCGCCGAAGGGCTCGATCTTCACCCCGGTGGCGGTGAGCGCCTCGCCCACCTTCCAGATGCGCCCTCGGCCGCACGCCTCCGGCCAGTCCAGGGCCAGGCTCGGGTTGTTCTCCAGCTCGACCTTGATCGCGTCCAGCGCCTTGGTCGGCAGCCGCGTCTCGGCAGACAACAACAGGATGTAGTCGACGAACGGCGGAGGCTCCCCGTCCCAGCCCACCTCGGTGCGGATCTCGTCGCGCTGTAGGAGGGCCTGGAGGGTGCACCAGATCGGCAGCAGCTTGGTGGCGAGGCTCGACTTGGCCTCGCCGCGCGGGGCGATCCACCATTCCACGCAGCCGCCCGGGGCGCGCAGCAGGAGCGGCACCCGCTGGCAGAAGTGGCGCTGGAAGCTCGACCCCTCGCCGCGGATGTAATGCGGGAAATAGGTCGTCGCCCACCACCAGTAGTCTTGCCCCACCAGCACTCGGCGGCGGCGCTCGCGCCGCGCCTCTGGCGAGGGGTCCAGCGCCAGGCGCCGGGCCTCGATATCGCGCTTGAGCCGATCGCGCTCGGCCCACAGCTCGCGCATGAAGTCCCGGTAGCTCAGCTTCACGCCCAACCCTCCCCCGTGGACCCGCCAGGCGCCGCAAGCAGCCACCAGGCCAGCAGTCCCGCCAGCAGGGCCATCGCCAGCAGGGCACACAGCCGCAGTCCGAGCGACGGCACCCGCGCCGCGCAAATGCGCAGCGCGCTGCGCATATGGCTCGCCGTATATATGGAAACCCAAATACGCGGCGCGCCGCGCATATGGTCCGCCGTATATCTGAAAAACCATATGCGCAGCGCGCTGCGCATTTGCCCCGGCGCCCGCACCCGCGGCCAGCGCGAGCGCTTCACGGCCGGCCCCGCTCGGCGTCCGCCTGGCACCCGACGCAGCGCACCGCCGCGGGGGCCGCCGCCAGGCGCCGCGCACAAATGGGCTCGCCGCAGCCCAGACAGAGCCGGGCCCCGTCCGCCCCGAGGCGCGGGGGCCCCACCGGCTGAGCGCGCTCGCGCAGCTTGGCCAGGTTCAGATCCATGGCCCGCTCGATCTCGATCTCGGCGCGGTCGGCGTCATCCATTGATGGTCTCCGCCAGGTGGGACCCGAACTCGTCCAGCATGTCGGCGAAGGTATCCAGGGCGTCTGGGCGGCGCTCGGCGATGAACCGCGACAGGGTGCGAATGGTCTCCATCGCCACGCCGAGTCGGCTGATGGGCGTGGCCACCTTGCCGGCGGCGCTCATCATCTTGGTGTAGGAGTCGGAGAGGCGGGCCAGGATCTCGGCGCGCTCGATCGGGCCCATATCCGTCGCGCCCTTGAGCCGCTCCAATGTGGCCTGGAACTGCAGAACGAACTGCTCCAGCACCAGGCTCGCCACCGCCAACTGCCCCTCGCGGGACAGGGAGGCCGCGGAGCGGGCCGCATCCCAATCGTCCCCGCTGTGGCGGGCGGCCCGCTGCCAGGAGCGGGCCGTCCCCTCCGGCACCCCGGCGGCCGCCGCGGCGTCCACCAGCGCCAGGCGCTGATAGATGTAGGCCGCCCGCACGGCGGCTCGGACCTCGGGCGGGTAGGCCATGGCTCAGGGATGCCCGCGCCCAAGCCAGGTGGTGATCAGGGCTACCCCGACCGAGGCCAGGGCACCGTAGATCCCGCCTTGCTTGGCCACGCTCAACCGATGGTCGTCGAGCCGCCCGGCGACCGAGTCCAGCTTGTCCGTCTGGGCCTCCTGGGCGCGCTCGATGGCGCCCAGGCGCCCCTCGATCCTCCCGAGGGCGCGCTCGATAGCGATGTCCCGATCGACGGCGGTGGCCATCTCAGCCCGCCTTGGTCGCGTCGCCCTGGTCCGCCGCGGACCGGGCACGCCACAGGCCGGCGAGCTGGGCGCTGGCCGTGCTGCGCCCATAGAGCGCCAGGGTCCAGCCGCAGACCTCCAGGAGCGCGGTCAGCAGCTGCTCGATCTCGGCGGGGCCGAGCTGAAAGCCCAGGCGCGTGGCCAGCCAGGTGCCCGCCAGGATGGCGAGCCCCCAAATGGTGGTGGATTGCAGATAGCCCTTCATACCGTGCCCTCCCGGTGGGGGGAATGGGGCGACCCGGCGGGTCGCTGCACGGCGAGTGTGGGCTCTGGGGGGGGCTGCGGGGCGGGGGAAACGGTTCCCCCGCCCGGAAGATGGGCGGGCGGCTACAAGATGCGCTCGGGGTTGGGGACAGTCAACCCGGGGCGGTTATCTACGGTGCACCGGATTGGCCGCCAACCTTTTCAACGTCTTCAGGCTTTTTGCCATTGTGGTGCAAAGGTCGATCTCGCGCTTCAGCCGCTCCAGGTCGATCTCGACATAGTCGCGTGGGAAGTCTGCGCTGTTGGAGTGGTAGTCGGTGGCCAGGTTGTCGTGCGGCCGACCGCCTTCCAGCGTCCGCATGAGCGCGTGCACATGCTCGCGCATCTTGCGCACCTCGTTCTCGATGTGGTCTTTGCGAAAAATCATAGGGTCTCCGATGAAAGAACAGTCTCTCCAGCGCTGCGCCACCTGCCGCTACCACGAGCCCATGACCCGGGCCCCGCTCGATGCGCCGGACCTCAGTGCCGAGGTGGTGGCCACCCTTGGCTACTGCCTGCGCTTTCCGCCCCGCCAGACCAAGCGAGTCGTCTGCGGCATCCAGCCCGTGGTCAGCACCCATAAGGACTGGTGCGGGGAGTACGCCAAGGGGGAAAGAGGGGTCTGACCCCTATTCCCCCTGACCCCTATTCCCCCTCTATTCCCCTATTCCCCCGGGACTAGAAGTTCGGTGTCCCGCAGTGCTGGCAAGTAGACAGCGCCTTGGCGAGCCGCCGCCCGCAAACAGGGTTTCCGCA